AAAGTCTTTGCCCTTTAGAAGTTTAAAGAGTTCATCCATAGACTCTTGCTTTAGATTGACAAAGATACCTTCATCAATTTTACCAGAGGCAGCATAGGATTGCAGTTCAGTTAGAACTCTACGAAAGTCTGGGAAATGCTTTTCAATTACTTTTGCAACAACTTTATTGTCGTATTCAACTTGTTCATTGTCAAGAATAGCACGAACTCGTTTATAGAATTGAGCTGCTAGTTGTGGGCGTTGAGACGTTTCAATCGTAAAGTCTACTTCAGACAGACGAGAACGAAGTGGTTCAATTATACGATTTTTAAAGTTACAAGTAAAGATGAACCCACAGTTGCTTGAATATTCTTCAATAAAGTTGCGGAGTGCGGGTTGAACTGATGTTGCGTTGAGATAATCCGCCTCGTCAAAGATGACGTATTTTCTGCCACCTGCCAAGGATACTGCCGAGGCATAAGTGGAAATTTCGTACCGGAGGGTATCGATATTAACATTAAGAGAACCGTTTTTGACAATATAGTCACAACCCATTTCTTCGAGCATAGCCTTTGCAATCGTGGTTTTTCCGACGCCTGGCCCACCCGTGAGTAGCAAGTTTGGGACGCTGTCATCACTGACAAACTTTTTAAACATTGCTTTAGTTTTTTCTGGTAGAATAGTATCATCAATTTTTTGTGGACGATATTTTTCTACGTAGAGGACTTCATTTGATTTTGATTCGATTGACATGTTTCACCGTTTTCATAATTAAGAGCGTTATTAGCACAATTGCTAGAACAATATATCACATAGTTGTGGAAAAGTACAACTTTAAATTCTTTTCCACAGAATTCACAGTTACGGTAAATAGGCGGGGACACTGCCCCGCCCTTGTTCATTACTGAACCTTATCTGCAAGCGGTGCATCTTCAGGTACAGCTGCCGGCGCTTCAGGTGTTGGCATCTGACCTTGAGGAACATCACCATCTTTTGGCGCATTTTGACGAAGGAAAGCCTCCATCTTATTACGTAGCATACCTACGCCTGCCATTTCGTTACCTTCAAAGGCACCGCGACGAGAAACAACGTCGATCATTTGAACAACAGTTGCGATATCCTGTAGAGAAATCTGTACCTGCTGTTCTTGCTGTTGAGCTTGTTCAGTCATAATTTATCATCCTTTTCTATAAGTCGACTTAGTATCAATGGCAACATAATATGTTACATTACCATCACTGCTTTTGAACTCAGAGATACCCTTTGCGCATAGAGTAACTTGGTAATCCTGAGGCAAAAGTTTAAGATTATCGGTTTTGATGATAATCTTAAATTCATCAGATGTAGTGCCAATTTCAACACCATAATCATCAGAATTATCGTTATTGCCATCAATGGCTTTAAGGTAGATTTTACCACCTTCACCAACAAAGGCAACTTCCGAGAATTGAAGAACACCAGCTGCTTTAATAACAGACTGCATGTCTTCCCATGAAACATTCACTACAACGTCAGCTGAAGGAAGTTGAATATCCTTCTCAGGTGCAGCATGGATCATGGAAATGTCGGCATAAACATATTTAGTACGTTGTTTGCCGTCTTTAATCATGAAATATTTATCATGGAATTCGATATCTGGATCCTTATAAAGGCTTAGAATAGACAAGAAACGAGACAAATCATATACACATGCCTGTGATGGGATTTGATCTGGAATAGTTGCCGAAGCAACCAATGTCTTTTCAGGCGTTACAGTTTTAAGAACATTACCTTCCTTCATGAGGATAGATTTGTTAATGGTCGAAAAACTTTTAAGAATCGTAAGAGTACGTTCACTAAATTTCATTATGTAGAGCTCCTTATTTCACATTCGTTATTTATTAATAGTAACATCATTTTTGCGTATTGTCAACATTATTTTTTATAGTTTTTCCTATTGCTTGTTTTATCTGCGGTAGCAGACATTCCCAAAGAACCAATATGTCCAAGAGATCCTTTGAACACATAAGAACCAATATGCTGTAATTGAATCCACGGGCATAGCCAAACTTTCATACCAGCTTTACGAGCCCACTTACAGAAGAAGTAATCCTCAGATAGATAACGCTTGGTTTCTGGATCGATTACACAATCAAAGAAAGCTGTGATTTCGCGAGTGCCATCAAAATTATTAGTTCGTACGTGGTCTGGTTTATAAGATAATTCTGGGTATGCTTCTTTGAATTTTTCAAGAGTTTCACGAGGAATAAGCATGAATCCAGTTCCACCTTCACCAATTTCCAGAGGTTCAGAGAGATTAAAAGCTGTTTGCTTTTTGACAGGATTAAACACATAGTCCGCTGTATAATTTTCTAATTCAAAAGGATTTTCATCTCCTTTACCAAGCTTAGAAGCTTGAGCAACCTTTTCCCATGCAATCGTTTTCTTAGGATACGGGCCAGTTACAATATTATATTCTTCGGGTTTTTGAATTTGAACTGCAAGCATTCCTAAAACATCACGAGGATTAAATCCAATGTCGGCATCAATAAACACTAGGTGAGTACAATCGGACCGTAGAAATTCATCTACTATGTAATTTCGTGCTCTTTGAATTAGGCTTTCATTAAATAAGAAATAGAATCTTACATCAATTCCATTTGCACCTGCCATAAGAGATAAATCAGTACACGATTTAGTGTACGTACCAGCACATTGTGCTCCATACATTGGAGTACCTACAAACAATTTGTACTTGCGTAGCTCCTCAACGCTTACTTCAATTTTCATATTTCTACTTGCTCCATTTCATTTTCTGCTCTATGAATAGCTTGAAGTCTTAAAACATCTGCTGCGATGTCGTGAGAGCTATCATGAGCGTTAAATACCTTTTCCCATTGGTCAGCGTCTGCAACGGGCACGAATCCATTTTTTGTTGTGAAGTTGAATTTAGCATCGATATATGTACGAGTATCACGAACTCTCCAATGAGGAAGGTATTCATTCAATAACCTATCTTTACCTGCTGCCAAAGAAAGGTGATGCAAAATTACAGGATCAAAACCATTGGCTCGACTCCACCAGTAATCAATATTCGGATTACTACGAAGGAAACCAATTACTCGATCTACGAATTGAGTGACTGTTAGGTCTGTTTCTAATGGTTTAATATTACGCTTTACCTCAGGAGGTTGTTGCATCCACCATTTGAGATCTTCTTCCTTATATGAAAAATCATAATTTGTAATTTGATCTTTAATGGATAGCTTTTGTTTAGTAGCCATACCTACTAATTCTTGAAACGAATAAGGCTCTTCAAGGAATCGATCCCAAGTAAAAACCATGTAAGAACAATCAATTGCTGGAGCTTTATAAGCTACTTGACCAAGTGTTTCAAAGTCAAGGATAAAATCATTTCTCATAAAAATGCCTCAAGGGTAGCACCGCGTTCGGTGTATTGCGCTTCTTGTCTATGATTATATTGCACAACGTAGTCTGTGTCAACCATTATTAGTTCGTTGTTCAAATATTTTTTAACCTCAGTAGCCATGTCTGTAGCAGTCTGAACTGGAACATTCTGACAAATATGGTTAGCATTTCTTGGGTTAGCATCTACTAATTCGAAGTCTTCAGGCAATCCCATAATTGTCATAGCTTCACGATAATTGATAAACCGATCTTCATCAGGATGAGCAAGCATTAAAGGATAGTGACCAACAAAAGCACCGATACGATCCTTAGGAATAGTAACACCACGCCGCATGATGCTCTTACCTTGTTCAAGTTTAGAATGTTTGTACTTACATTTCTCTACTTCACGTTCATAACCATTCTTTTCCATCCATTCAGCTACTTGCAGATAGTTATAACCTTGTTGCTCAATATAGCTGTAAACACATGCTCCACGAGCAGAAGTTGGTTCAATAGCAGCCGCATGCTCTTTGTGAGTACGTCCACCGTGAATTTCTTCTAAGATGAATTTATAATATGGATTGTCCGTTGGCTTTTTCTTATGGTTAATTACTTCAGTTTGGAAGTTAGATTTAACACCACGAATTACTTCTTCAATAGGTGTATGAGGCTTACTATAGTAATTTAAAAGAGGTGTTTTGTCACCTTTCCAAAAGAAATAGAATGATCTCTCACGCACCTGTGGTGATCCGTGCAATAGAGATTTAGTACGGTAAACAGACATTGTGTATCCATTTGATTTACCAATACTTCTCAATTCTTCACGAACAGTTTTACCGATCTTACCAGCAAATCCTGGAGCGTTTTCTCCCCAAAATACTTTAGGCTTATATTCACCTAAGATATACTTTGCTGTTTCAACCATCCATTTATTATTTTCGTTATCGTCACCATATCCCATCGACATAGTTGACAATCCAGCACATGGACAAACCGAAGATACCACGTCAGCTCTTTCGTTTGTCGGTGGAGCCATTCCTTTATCTAAAACATAATAAGGAACTTCATTATTATAATAATTTAAAATATGACTATCGTTAGCCGCAAAAGCTTCATACGACATAAAATGCAATGGCTTAGTGCCAAAAGCGTTTTGGGATCCAATAGTTTCGCCACCAATTAGTGGCACAATTGATGCATGGGTTATACTCATAATTTACCTTTCGATGCCTCAGCCACACGCTTCCTCAAATCAGTTGACGAGAAAGAATGCTTACGTTTATTGTAATGAATCGGACAAAGACCAACGCCAGTATGATCAGTACCTTTGTACTCTTCTCCAACAATACGAATATGAGGTTGAATAGTCAAAATCATATCGACGATTTCTTGCTCGGTCGTGAATGGAATGACTTCATCAACAAAGCGACAACCCGCTAACTGAGTGTATCGTTCAAATGGAGTTTGGATTGGTTTGTTTTTAGTTTCTGGTCTATCAACTGTTGGATCAATAAGCAAACCACAAATAAGATAATCACAAAGACCTTTAGCCTCTTGAAGCATTACAATATGACCAGCATGAAGCAAATCGAAAGTGGAACAAGTAAACCCAATCTTTACTTCATCGGCAGGCTTGCCTATTTTTTTAGAGATTTCCGAGATGTTCGTAAACATAATTCACACACTCCATAATAAAGTCTTTGCTAGGATGATATTTGTACACCCTAGTGATTTCAGCTGCGGTTAATACCAACAATATATTCTTATTTATGTCATTTGTCAAGGCCATATAAACGAAAGACTTTTTAATCAAATCATAGTTGTATTGATTAATAACTAAGCTCGCGATAAACTTAGCGGCATCAATCTTAGTGCAACCAAAGACGCCACAAATTGGATCGATAAGAGTAACATCACAATTGTTAAATAGCATATTCTTAATGCCAAAATCACCGTGAGAAAACGATTGCTTCAGTTCAAAAGCATCAAGACGAGCAGCATTTTCAATAAGTAATTCTTGATTAGAATTATTAGCATGCTCTTTGATGCGATTTACGTATGTGCTATAGTCAATTTTATCAGTAGGCTTCAAGCCTTTCATTTTCTCAAGTTGAGTTTGAACAATAGCCAATGCCATATGGAAGTTCATCTCAAAGTAATCTTCTTCATGTTGAACATAATCCATTGTAATTGTTTCACCAACTACACGGTGGATCTTAGGTGTTTTGATTTGGATAATTTTAGATTTTTCAAACCATTCACGAGTAGCATGAGCATTTGGATCTTGCTTATGTACTACTTTACCGTCGGTATAGATCTCAGTACCAGATAGACCACCTTCTAATTCACGAATGTCTACGTCAAGAAAAGCTGAAGGATCGATACCTTTATCATCAATGTAATACGCTGCCAGCGGTTTATCAAATGAAAGCATATGAAACTTAACATTATTCTTATCAAGCCACTTAAGCATGCTCGTTTCATACTTTAAGCGAGCTTCTTCCCTTGTTTCACAAGAAATAGATCCACGGGCGGTAAAGATATCAATCTTCCAGCCTTCATCATATAGCTTATTCAACTTATCAATAAGTGGCCGATTTGGAATAGCTTCATCAAATTTACGATTTTGATGGAACGCTAATGTGTCGTCAAAGTCAACAACGATTCGTTTATGATACATTAGAAAAATCCTTCAAGTGTAGCTCCAACTTGTTTAGGCTCTTTGATTTCATTTTGACGACCATCAACAAGTGTATATGCCTTTTCATTTAGTACGCTACCTGGTGTTGATACAATAATTTCACCACGGTCACGACGATCACGAGCACTTGGGAAGTAGCTCGAAATCCTATCTATGAAATCTATCTTATCATTACGTTTGCCTTTTGTCAACACAAAATCTAAGAACTTAGGACCAAGCACTTCAATATCATTAAACTTATAAACTAATTCACGGCAAGCTTGAGTGCGCTTTTCCCATTCCTCAGGATCATTAGCAATACGTTTTAGTTCAGCGGCTAGTTCTTCTTCCTTAGTAGCTTCAGACACAAGCGGCCCATAATACTCACCCCACTTTTTGCCTTCAGGTGATACAGCATTTTCAGCAAAGTGACGGCTAATAACAGGAAGAGATAGAAGGAATGATTCTATTACAGTATATTCCATACGATGACCATATTCTTTTGGATCACCAAGACGATATCCACACCAAGCAGCCATAGACTTACCAAGCTCACCCATGCCAAAATCATATTTGTAACTATCATAAGCAGTAATAGTTGTATCAGTCTTTTCTTTTTCTTTAGCTGGTAGATAATGCTCGCCTTCAGAATTAGTACCAACGAACTTAATTTTTGGTTGATAAGATTTATGATATGGAGCTGGATCAGTAGCTAATGTTTTAGAGTCAGGATCTCCAATAGAAGAGATTGAACGCTCACAACCCATCAAAGTAAGATCCCATTCACCTTTTAAATATGGTTCAATACGGCAGATCATGCCTGGATCTTTAAGAGTCGACATACGACCCATATACATAAAATGCTTAGAACGTTCAGATAGATCTACACGATACTTATCATATTCTCCAGTACGAACCCAGATTGGATTCTCCATTAGACGACCTTCAAGCCCAGGATCAGTAGCTAGATAGCATTCATTTGAATAACCTTCAAATGATTGTGTTACACCAATGTCTGCCAAAGAAAAGAGTTCAGCGGCTTGTGTTTGACGATTGATGGTGTTCTTTGTAATTGCATGGTCATGTACTACGATGATTGGATCTTTAATGCCTTCAACAAATTCACGGAACCGGTCAATGTACTTTCCATTTTTACGAGTTGGATATGAATGAACGATTGCAATATCACAGGTATTTACTTGATCAAGAACTGGTTTTGCATCATCAATTGTATGATTACTTTCTACGCGTAGAACAGTACCTTTCCAATCAGTGTCTTTTGCACGACCAAATTTTTGTTGGTTATCAAAATCAATAACCATAGTTTCATGGCCTTGCGATACTAGCCAATCCTCAAAGATGTTGGCACCTTTTGTAACGCCACAACCTTCAATGCCTTTTCCAAAGATAAAAGCAACCTTCATTTCAAACTCCTATTTTAAATACTCTTTGCACTCGGCTAATATTTGTTTCACAAACTCTTTATCATTCATCTGCCGATTCAAAGGAGATGGATGTGGTAGCCTGAAGTGTGATTTATTTATGACCGACAGACAGTTACTAGCGAAGGCACCTAAAGCCAAAACTTTAGAATGCCCTTTAACTAAATCTTTAAGCCGATCAAAATCTACATCTTTCATTTTAACTGTGCCTTGGTGTGTTACCACATTAGCAAAACCATAGTTAACAACACCAAGTTCATCACACCACTCGTTAAGGCGAACAATAGTATGGCCTTTAAACGCCGCCGCCTTCGGATTATTCCCGGGATTTTG